GACGCAGGACATGAGCCAAGCGGATGCGGCGGGATGGCGGGCGCATCTTCACAAAAGCGGCAACTACGTCAATCTCCGCGCCGCCATGAATGAAGGTTCACCCGCGATTTGGGCGGGCGGTATGTACGCAGCCGGATACGGCTTAAATATGTATCTCGGCACCGGATTCAACGGCGCGAACGCATGGAACAACCAAGCGGGCGGGCCGATTGGAAGCGGTGCGGCCTACACCGTAGGAACTGGTTTCGCTCTGCCGTCCGGCGCGATTCAGAACTATTATTTTTTTGGCGATGCCACGGGCGACAACATCGTGATCGTCGTGGAAAGAACGCCGAGCCTCTATGTGGACATGGGATGGGGTCTCTCACTCATCAAGGCCGGGGCGTGGACGGGCGGGCCTTATTTCTTCGGGACGGTCTGCGGCTATTACGTGCACTACGTCGGGACGGCCGGACCGGGCAACACGACAAGTTGTAGCTGTCCGGGCTGTGATGCCGATTATGTGAGCACCCAAAATTGTTTCATTCGCATCGATGTGGATGCGTTTACGGGAAAATGGATCGGCGTTTCTCCGAATACCGCAGCGCTTCAGGGTTACACGGGAAAACTGGCATTTAGTTCCGTCATGCCCGCTATGAGCTACACCGCACGAACGATTGCGCCGCGTTTCAGCGACAATTTCAGCACTCTCCCAAGCTGGCAGGCCAACCAAACTAGTGCTGCCGATAACCGCGCGAATCTCCTGCCGGTCCACCTGTACGCGGTGAGAGACGCCGGACAAATGTCCCTCATCGGATCGATTCCGAATGTGTTTTCAACCAATGGCGTGGGCAACGGTTTTTCGAACGCTTCGGAGTACGTGCTTGGTCCCACGACGTACAAGATGTTTCCGAATTTCGCAGTTCTGAAGCAGTGAACGCATGCCGTCGAATTTTGCAGGTATCGATTTCGCGCCGCTGGCGGTCCAAATTCCGCCGCTCAATCTCAGCACGGACATTCCCGGCGCGACGTTCACGTCCGGTTTTTTCCTGAGCGTGAGTCCCGTCAATCTCTTCGGAGTGAACGGAGCGAATTTCCTCACCACCACGACGCCAGCCAATTTTAGCGGGCCATTTGCGGAAGTCTTCGGCGGGCAACTCTTTGAAAAAATCATCGTCAGCCCGCTCACGCAAAAACTAGGTTTCGTCATCACCGATACGCAATTCACCGTGGACGTGTGGAACACCTTTCGAAATATCGGGCAGATTTTAAGTTCCATTGTTCTCAGCGGGACGGGCGACCTCGTGGTGCAAAACCCGTTCACCATGCCGACGTTCTACGCCGCGCTCGACGACCGCACGTATCAGGTGCTCGTGCCCAAGACCGGCGCGCCCACGATCAACGAAACGATTTGCTGGATTTTTCAAAGCGGGATCGGCGGAACCTGCATCCTTGTCACCGGCAACCGCGTTGTACTGTTCTCCGCGCCCATCGATTGGAATTCCGGTTTCAAAGAAAAAATCGGCTACCTGACCGACGTACTCAAGATGTATTCGGACGCGGAGCAGCGGCGCGCGTTGCGGCAATTGGCGCGGCGCGGCGCGGTCATGCGCGCGAAGGGTTTGACGGCGCGCGAGGCGGCGGGAATTGAAAGCCTGATTTGGGGCTGGCAAAGCCAACCGTACGGCGTTCCGTGGTGGCCGGACGCCACGCCGTTGCTGGCAAACGCGCCCATCGGTTCGACGGTCCTACAAGTGAACACGACCGATTTGCAATTCGCGCCGAACGGGATCGGCGCAATCTGGAAAGACGAATTCACCTTTGAGGCGCTGTACGTCACCGCCGTAACCCCAACGACCTTGACGTTAGGCGCGCCGACACAATTGGCGTGGACGGCGGGAGTGAGCACGCGCGTCATGCCGGTATTTCTTGGGCGGCTTCCGAATGGCATCGACGTACAGCGGCTTTTTTCCGGCGCGGATGAGATGGAGATGGATTTTTCCGGGGAAGCGCAGCAGATCGCCCCGGCTCCGACGATTGCCCTCACGCAGTACCACGGCTTCGATGTTCTCGAAATTCCGGCGAACTGGCCGAGTGACCTCAAGAGAAAGTATTCGCGTTCTCTCTTGCCCATAGATCCCGGTAGCGGCGCAATCACCGTGTTAGACAAGGGCGGATCACCGATCACCTCACAGCCCTTCCCGTGGCTGATGCTGAACCACTCGCAAGTCACCACGTTGCGCGCGTTTTTTCTGGCGCGGTTTGGGAAATTGAATCCGTTCTGGATTCCGACCTGGGACCAAGACCTCTACATGGCTCAGGATGCGGTCCTAAGCGACACGGGAATCAAAATTCAGAGCGAGTTTTATACGCGCTTCATGTTCCCCAACAAAGCGCGGCGCGACGTGGCGCTCATTCCCTACGATTCGAGCGGCAACGTCTACCGGCGAGTGACCGCCTCGATTGATAACGGCGACGGGACGGAGACGCTGACTTTCGATTCTCCGCTCCCGAAAGCCTTCCCCGCAGCCAAAACGATGGTGAGTTTTCTAGTTTTTGCGCGGCTGGATTTGGACGACCTCGAGATTGAATGGATGAACAGCGACCTCGCGCAAACCGTCGTTGAAATCACGGAACTGCCGAGGGAAGTGCCATGAGCTACGATTCGGTTGAAAAATCGACGGCGGGATCGCAAGCGTTCGAACTCTACAAGTTTGTCACGACGGGGCAGACTTTTTATTTGACCAGCGCCGACCAAGCCATCACCTACTTGACGCAGATTTACACGCCCACCACGATCCGGCGCACGGAATTCGAGCATTCGAGTGAGGTAGTGGCCGGCCAGGTGAAAATCTATGTCGCGCCGAACTCACCCATTGCGCAGTTGCTGATTCCTTATCTCACGCCCTCACCGATGCAAGTCTTTATCTATGGTGGCCATTACGGCGACAGCGAGGTCGTGACTCTTTTCAGCGGCAAAGTTTCGAGCGCAGCCATCGAACTCGAATGCGAAATTATCGTCAACTCCGACCTCTACATTTTGCAGCGGAAGATTCCGAAGCAGGGCTACCAATCCCCATGCGTGCATGTTTTCGGGGACGCGGGATGTGGCATCAATCTGGCCTTGTTCACGACCAGCGGCGTGATTTCCGCCATCAGCGCGGACGGTCTCACGATCACCGTCGCGGCATTCAGCGGTTTGCCCCAATCTCTGGCCGGGGGTTATTTCAAGCGCGGGAACGACTACCGGATGATAACGGCGCACGCGGGGACTACGGTCACGCTACTCAGCCCAATTTCCGGCCTGAATGTCGGGGATGCGGTCACGGGTACGGCGGGCTGCCAGCTAACCTATGCGGCATGTCAGAGCTACAACAATGTGCCGAATTTTCTCGGTTTCGATTTGATCCCGCAGACGAATCCGTTCACTCAGGCGATTGTATGAGGCGCTGAAAAATGTTTTGGGTCATGCTATTGATCTACGTCGCAACGACCGTCATCTCGGCTCTGCTGGCGGCCAAAAACAAGGTGCGCCCAAGCCCTCTTGGAGATTTTCAATTTCCGACCGCAGAAGAGGGACGCGCGATTCCGGTTATTTTCGGCACCGTGAAGCTCACCGGGGGCAATACCGTTTGGTGGGGCGACCTGAGAAGCAGCACGATTAAAGCGGGCGGCATTTTCGGCATCGGCGGCACCGTCGTAGGGTACAAGTATTTCATCGGCGTGCAGTACGTTCTCAGTCAAGGTCCCGTCGATTTGATGTCCATAGAATGCGACGGGAAACCCGTCGCCTTCGCATCGGCGGGAGCGGACCCGCAGGTCCTGACCATCAACCTTCCAAACCTTTTTGGCGGCACCAATTCAGGCGGCGGTCTCTCAGGAACGATCAATTTCTATCGCGGCACAAACACGCAAGGCTCTGATCCCTACCTGTCAGCGAAGCAAACGGCGGTCCCGAGCGTCCCAACTTATTCCGGCACCGGCAACGGCTTTCTGTCTTTTCTCGCGCCGGGCACGGCGAGCGTCAACGAAACCATCACGATCAAAGCAACCACGATTTCGGGCGGTCTCATGCACTTCACCGTGGACGGCTCCGTCTCCGGGCACATCGGGACCGCGATAGCAAACACAACTTTTGCTTCGAGCAAAATCAATTTCCTCATCACCACCGGCTCGATTCAATTCGTCACCAACGACCAGTTTCAAGTGACCACGACGCCCGCTCGCGTCTCTCCGAATTACCCGCGAGTCTGCTACGCGGTCCTCAAACAGTTCTATGTCGGCACGTCGAGCTATCCGAAACCGATCAACTTCGTTTTGCGGCGCTGCCCGGACCCGTTCTCGCAGGGCAATTCCGTTGCGAGAGTCAACGTGGACGCGGGCGGCGCGGCGGATGCCAATGCAGTTCTAGCGATTTATGACTTGCTAACCAATGTCGATTACGGATTAGGCATTCCATCGGCGAACGTGGACGCCACGAATTTCCAAGCGGCGGCGGTCACGCTGTCCAACGAAGGACTCGGCATCTCGACGCAGGTTGATACGCCGTCGAGTGCGGATTCGATCATCCAAGAAATTCTCAGGCACATCGACGGCTTCCTCTACGTCGAGCCGGCCACGGGATTGTGGACCATCAAACTCGCGCGGGCGGATTACAACCCGGCGACGATCCCCGTGCTGACCGTGGACCAAGTTCTCGAACTGCCAAAGTTTTCGCGCGCGCAATGGTGGGAAACGCTCAATCAGATTTTTGTCCAGTACATCGACCGCGCCGCCGATTTCAACGTGCGGACAGTTCAGAACCACGACCTCTCGAATGTCGTAGTGACCGGCGAGGTCCGCGCGGAAACAATGGAATTCAAGATGCTTTCGAATTCCGGCGACGCGGCGCTTATCGCTTCGCGCGTGTTGCGGGCGGTCGCCTATCCGCTGTCGAAACTCACGCTCAAAGTCAACCGCGTCGCGTGGCAATGGCGCGTGGGCGGCGTGTTCAAATTCACATGGACGCCGCTAGGAATCACCGCGTTGATTTTTCGCATCACCCGGATTGGATGGGGCGAGCTCCTCGATGGGAAAATCAGCGTCGAGTGTGTCGAGGACGTTTTCGGGATCGCTCAGGCGACGTTCCAAGCGCCGCCCGCGAGTGGATGGGTGAATCCTTCGGGCGTGCCTCTAGCACCAGTTTTTCAGCGCATCTATGAAGTGCCTTATCCTCTCGCGCTTGTAGGGTCAACCGTGGGAATTTTGGTTTTCGCTCTCTGCGCCCGGCAGGATGGGACGCCGACTGATTTTCAGGTTTGGCAGAATCTCGGCTCAGGCGACACTCAAACAAACGACGTGCTGCATTTCTGTCCAGTGGGCGTGCTCACCGCGGCCTATCCAGCGGCGACCATTGCGCGCGACACGGTTGGTTTCACGGTTGGCGCGACCGGCGCGGACCTTCGAGAATTGATTGCGACGGACGCGACCGGCCTTTTTCTCGGCACCAATCTCGCGCTCATCGATGAAGAAATCATCTCTTGGAAAACGCCGACCGTGAACGGCGACGGGAGCGTCACCATCTCCGATATTTTGCGCGGCGTCCTCGATACGGTTCCCGCCGACCATGCGACGGGTGCGCCGGTTTGGTTTTTCTCGCTGAGTACCGATGGATTGACGCAACCAAGCACATACCCATCGGATTTGACCGTGGCCGCGAAGTTTTTGCCAAACAACAATCTCGGAACCTACCTGCTCGCCTCCGCCGTGGCGAACAATCTGACCACGCGCTCGAAATACACGCGGCCCTTCCCTCCGGGGAATCTCCGCATTCAAGGGAATGTCTACGGCACGCGGCCCGCTGCGATTACGGGCGGGGCGGATTTGACGTTCACATGGTCCTCGCGGAATCGTCTAACGCAGACGGCTGGAAAACAGATGACCCCGCAGGACCAAGCGAGCATCACGCCGGAAAGCGGAGAGAGCTACAAAGCTTTGATTTATTGTGGCGGCGTTTTGAAACGCACGCATACGATTGCGGGCGGGACGTTCACCGATACCTACCTCGCGACCGATCACGCCATCGATGATCCAACCCTGCTCTTGCCGGTGCGCGTCGATTTGTTTTCCACGAACAGCGCGGGCGATAGCTACTACGCCCAGTCCTTTACCTTAACGATGAGCTAAATAGAATGTCAGCAGCAGATGATTACGTTTGGTTTTGGCCGGAGATCAGTGGTAAAAAAAGACAGCCAGGTGCGCACGACAAGCGACGGCGTGGCCGTTCTTGAAGGCAGGAATGAACTTCCATCTTACGGTGGCGTCTAACATGCTCTTGTCGACTTTTCCGCTCGGCTCGGCCGACCAAACCTTTCCCGCCGCGTCAATCACGAGATCGAACAGCGCCTCTGACTTTGGCAAAGATTGCTGAACGTCCGGCGGAGGCGGACTCCGAAGCACAATCGGTTGGGGCTCGGTGTCAGTGAGTCCGGGGCGATAGGAATGAGCTGGAAGTGCTAGGCGTGGATGCGGGTGTACTGAGGCGTACGCAGCGTAGTTCGGGGTATCGAAGACACTTGCATGCTTTCTCAAAGGAAAGTTTGATGCTTCTGCAGCAGAGGTGTCATCAACCTGAGCGCGGATACCGTGAGTTCGCGAATCCAGCATCGCTGCGCGAATTCGCCCAAGATCCGCAGCCGGCCACATGTCGGCAAGCGCGCTCCATGCTTCCCGCTCACGACCGCTGTAAAGGTAAGACCACACAATTTCTAAAACTTTGATTTTGGTATTCCGCAATAGAACTTGGCGCACCGCGGGCAGGGAGGAAGCGGCTAACAGCCTGCCGTCACTATTCTTGAAGTCGCTCAAATCCTCCGAGCCAAGCTGGGCCTGCACGGTCACGATTTGTTGGTCATAGCGCGATGAAAACGCGGAACTCACGTCTGTTAACCGGCCACCTTCGAACCTGAGCACGACCGTGGGGGCGAAGTCAAATTCGCCTAGATCCAGTCCTTCGAATCCATCCGCTGCGCTGGCATCATGCGTCCAGATTTCAACGCGGCCGTCTAAGTCCGAATCAGCGGCGCTAAAAAAGTCCCCTCCAGTAATCGTGCGTATCAGACGTGGCGGCTCTTGGAGTGAGTAGATTTCGTATGCCATGCGCGACGGGGAATCCGGCTTCTCTACTTGAAAAGCCACGACTGGGGTGCCCAAGCTCAGATCCGCCTCCAGTACGTCGATATCCACCGCGGAGGCCTCCGCCACCGCCGGCAGGACTTGCTCGCCCCAATCGAGCGTTGCTTTACACACTCGGCGCTCCAGAAGCCCGTTGGTTGCCGGGCCCACATAGACACTCAAGCCGTTGTCCAGCTTCGTCTGGAACTTGCCGACGCCGTGCCTGCATACGACATCGTGTGCTTGTCCGCGACAAAGACCGGGCAGCAGACAGCAAAATACAAACAAAAGCCTCGACTTGTTCCCAATGGCATTCGACAAACGCATCGAGGCGGGCTTTGGACCTGGGATCATCTCTGGGAGCGAGCGCATCCGGAACTCCTGTTGAGTTGTAAACTACCACTAGTTCTACGCCTGTACCAACCAGGCCGGAACTCGTTTTCTTTGGATTAGGTCGTGGGTCAGTTTCCGATTAGGCGAACTTGCCAGGCACTACCGACTACCCCAGGCCGTTGTGGCAGGTGGGGCATGCGAAATGCGTACTGTTGTTTAACTAGAGTCCGACTTCAGCTATTTTAGCTGGGACAACGGTATGATGAGGCTTCCGATCGCTGCGGTGTTGGGGTCCTGAACTAGGACGCGAAGCGTGGTCACTCCGGCTTGAGGCTGTACAGACTTGCGAAAAGTTATGCCTGAATTTAGAACAGCCGAGTATTGTCCCTCTGTGAACCGGAGATTGATTCGATTGGCTGATTCGCTGAGCACCTTACCGGTCTGGTCTTGTTCGATAACAGTTATGTCGAGCGCCCCAACGCGGATTTCGCCGCTCTGCACGAGCTGAAGACCATGAATGCCAATGGAGCCAAAAAGGCTTAAGGAGTTCGGCGCTGGTTGATTGACTCGATCCACCTTAACCTCCAACGGAATGGCAGATGAGTCGAGCGGAGTCCTAATGGCCGCCAGAAAACTGTTGTGACGCTCGCTTTGCGTGGCCGAGGTATCCTTCATAGCAAAATAGCCTTTGGGGTAGCGGACGTTCAGCCCGGGGCGCCTGACCTGCACCTTCAGTTCATGGAATTTCCCATCCAGTGAGCTAGCCTCCAGGTAGAACCCCAGCGTGTACGTTACGGCTGATTCCTCTACGACCTTCCGGATTGCGCCGGTGAGGTCATTCGTGTTTACGAATGCACGGCCGCCTGTCTCATCGGCCATATCCTGCATCGCTTCAATGCCCACGGGTAGGGGAGCATTGGCTGGAGGGACCCCGAGCTTGCCAAGCGCGTAGTCATCGGCGTCCATAATGTCGGCAGCAGAGGTCGAAGGCGTGCGGGGAAGCAGCCCGCGCGCGTCCACCGGATAGGCCGCGATGTTTGCGTGACCCAGTATGCGTGCGATTGCTTGGCCGGAAAACGGAAGATTCGCGGTCAGCCAGAGCAAGTTCTTTCGTCCCGGAATGTCAGCGACATGGGCCGCAATCGCTATTAGAGCGGCCATGGTCACTTGAGACCGAGCCTGATTATTCAGCGCGGCTAAACGCTGCACGTCTGCAATCACCTGCCCGTCAAGGGCGCGCTCGTTGTCGGGCGCCTGTCGAGGAAAATGGTAGTCGCCCGGTTCAACCGCCTCGCGTTGGGTCTTGGATGTAGCGTCGTATTTGCTTACGACCGCCAAAAGTTGGTCGCGATCGCAAGTGAAGTCGCAAAGCACATGCACCGAATCGGTAAGGCCATAGATGGCGATGCGATCGCTTGAATCCAGTTGCTTTAGGAACTCAATCAGGTGCTGCTTCGCATTTGCGAGCGCATGGTCCTCAAGCCAATACGGCGTGTTCTCATAAGGCAGCGGGGATGAGCCTGACAGCGTGTTGAGATTGTCGAGCAGAACAATGGTCACGCTCCTCGGCTTGTTAGTCCCGTACTGTGGCAGATCGGAGAACGTGTTTTGCGGCAAAGGCCGCGCAGGCTGCGACGCGGACTCTATGGATTCGACAGAGAAAACGCTGATTTTCTGCGGTTTCCCTCGATCGAGCACGACGAAATCGTCCTTCGTCAAGTCCGCGACCGGGCCGTTCTTGTCACGGGCGATGACACCTACCTGAACCAGGTGTGTGGATACGCTAATCGCCGGAGTCTGCGGAGCGTTTTGGGCCGAAGTGGCAATGGCCACCAGCACTAAGGCAAGCGCAGTTGAGATGCGGACCACGACGAGTACGATACCGCTTGCGATGTAAGCTGTCACCCATAATGAATAAAGTAGAGGCCCATGTTCCAATGACGCACTACCTAAGTGTAAGGGCGCTAGCAGCAGGAGAGATTCCGAAAACCTAGTACGCGAGTAGTCCATTAGTACCAGTCCGTGTGGAAAACTCCTAGACGTGTTGAAATCTTTTCGTCTCCGTAAAAATAGCAAAAGCTCCAAACAAAACCTGACAAAGAGAAAGCGAAGCCAGATGATTTTAGATGTTCTGTTTTCAGAAATTTGCACAAGTACTACATTTTTTGACACTTTCTTTACTTGACGGTCACGGTGCAGAGCTTTACACCAATAGTTGCCCACCGTTGAATCCAGGCGGGCGGGCAAGGTAAGACGGACAGAGACCGGAGGACAGGAATTCCTGCCACGAGTGGAACTCTTCCTGATTTCTGTTCTACGGTGCCACGTCCCTGCCGCCTTCCCTCGCATACCCCGCCTTTTCGTTCATCGTCCCTAGTGACGACCGCGTAACTCCTCACTGGTAT